CAGCTGAACCGGAGCTCGGCAGCGCGGTCGCGCCCAGGCAACCGGTGGAGGCGGTCGCTTTGGGGTTCTCGAAGACCTCGGTGCAGATGAAGACCGGGAAGTCGGCGCCGGTGTCGGTCGTCTTCAGCGTACCGAAGCCGTTGCGGCACTCCAGCAGGCCGACCTCGACCTTCTGGGCCGGGATGCGGTAGATCTTTCCCATCTCTGTCCTTTCATTGGCCGCCGGGGCCGGGATCGGCCGACCCCGGCGGCATGACCCGGATCAGACTCAGCTGACGACGGTGGAGTACAGGTAGGCGCTGTTGATGCTGATCGCCTTGGCGTCCACAGCGTCGTAGCACTGCACGACGTGCGAACGGGACTCGTTGGACTCGTAGGTGAAGGTGCTGAACGGGTCCGCCACGCCGTCCCAGACGAACTGCTGCATCGGCACGATGGCGCCGTCCACGTCGCGGCCGGCGGCGGGGTCGATGTAGCAGACCGAGGCGAACTTGCCCCAGACGTTGGCGTTGCTGGCCGCGGCGCCCTCGGCGGCGGCGTTGTAGACCGCCGTCCCGACCAGGACGCGCTCGATGCCAAGCGCGGCCGCGGCCTGCGCCTCGGTGGCCGGCGTCCCGGCGACCAGGCCGGCGACGCGCGAGGTGATGTCGGGGTGGTTGCGCAGTGCGGCCCAGACGGCGGCGCCCATGACGACCGTGTTCGGGTCGAGGCCGCAGAGCAGCCGCACCGCCTCACGTGCGTCGGAGACCGCCTTGACCGGGTTGGACGTGTCCACGTCCCAGCGGTTGGCCCCGGCCAGCGCGGCCGTGTTGGTGAACGTGCCGGTCGCGAAGAGCACGTCGGCGACCGCCTTCTCACGCCGCAGCATGAGCTTGTTCACGAGCCCGGCGGTGGCGCGACGCTCGATGCGCAGGCCGGCGTCGGCATTGGCGAGCTTGCCCCAGGGGATGGCCTCCTCCAGGGCGAACTCCTTGCACTTGTAGGTGCCCTCGCTCTCGCTGCGCACGACGCGGGCCACGTTGGCCCCGGCCGAGTACTCCGGCTTGTCGATGCGCAGGTCGGCGGCGTCGAAGATGTAGTAGCTGTCCGACTGCTTGTCGACCGTGATCTCCGGCGCGACCAGCTGGGCGATCATGCGCGCCTGCGCGTTGGTGGCCGTCCCGGCTGCGAACTGCGAGAGGGCGGCGTTGATGTGTCCGTTGACGATTGCCACGATGCCTCCCTCCTATCAGGCGGCGAGCCAGCCGATGTTGACGTTGACCTCGACGAAACCCTCGCCGCTGGCGAGCGGCTCGAGGGCCTGGCCGACCAGCTTGTGCTTGTCCGTCGTGTCGACCACGAGATGCCCGTTTGCGTCGGTCGCCAGGTTGGCGAACAGGGTGATGGCGCTGGTGGCGTTGCACCAGGCGCGGCACGGGCCGGCGATGCAGATCGGCACGTGGTCGCCGCTGCCGCAGTCGGCCTCGCCGACGTAGATGCCGTTGGCGGCGTTGACGCCGCTGGCTTCGACCACACTCGTGCCCGAGACGGTCACGGCGTGGCCGGGATGGATCGTTCCACCGGCCACGAACGTCTTGATGACGCTGTTGGCACTGGTTGCCTGGCTCATGTTCTCACCTCACTTCTTGCTCTGCGGCGAACAGGCGGGTCTTGAGCTCGGGATGCTCGGCCAGCACCCGGTCCTGCGCCGTGACGATGTCGATCCCGTCCTTGGCCGACAGCAGGGCTGCCATCTCGGCCAGCACCACGTCGGCGGGCCGCTCCTGGTCGGAGTCGCCCTCGGCGGGCGAGCCCACTGCGCCGAGCTTCAGACCGGGGCCCTGCATGCGAGCCTCGATCGCAGCCAGCGCTCGTGCGTGGTCGACCTCTGCCAGGGCGAGGTAGACCTCGCGCTCGCCGGGCAGGATGTGGACCAGCTGCTGCTCGTCGGGCTTCATCGCCTCGGCGAGCTTGGCCTCGAACTCCCGCGTGCGCTCGGCCTTGTCGCGCTCGTCGAGCTGCCTCTGCAGGTCGTCGCGCTCCTCGGCCAGAGCGAGCACGGCGGCGCTCTGCGCCTCCTCGCTCGCGTCCTCGGCCAGCTGGAGGATGCTCAGGGCTTTCTCGTTCATGCGTCGTTCAACCCCTTTCCTTGCGGCGTGATCCTCGACGGTCGCAGCACCCGCACCTTCGCCTGCCTCGCCCATGGCGATGGCCTGCGAATCGGAGGGGAGTGCGGCGCCGGGAGCGCCGTCGCTGACGGGGACGTAGGTCGTCTCCCGCTTGACCTCGACCGGCTGGCCGAGGGTAATGCCTTGGTCCGTCGCCTCGTACGGGCAGCGCCAGTAGCGGGGCTCACCGCCCGACCAGGTGCTCCAGATGAGCCAGTCGGGGCCGAAGTCCTCGATCAGGGGCTCCTCGCCGCCGGGCTGCGGGAAGGCCGCCGCGACGGCCTCCTGGAGCAGCCGGCGGCGCTCCTCGACCGAGCCCGGCTCGGCCAGCTTGACCGCGCCGGCCTTGGCCAGCGTCTCGCGCAGGTAGGTGCGCACGGCGCGCACGCCGGGCTTGCCCTTGAGCGTGGCCGAGGCCTTGTCGAGCACGGCCTCGAGGTCGGCCAGCAGCGAGGCCATCGGGTCGTCCTCGCCCGAGTCGTCCATGACGAACTCGGCGAGCGACAGCGTGAGCGGGTCGCCGCGCCGCGCGGCCGCGTCCTGCACGCCGGGCATGAGGCGCAGCACCGGCGTGTTGGTCAGGGTGAGCGAGCGCAGCACGTTGTCGACCGTCTCGCCGGAGTCATTCATCACCACGCTGCCGATCTCGACCGAGCCGTACTTGTAACGCTCGTCGCTGAGCAGCTCGGCGCCCAGCGCGGTCCACTTCACGTCGGCCCACAGGGCGAGTCCGTCCTCGCCGCCACCCTCGTAGCCGGCCAGGTAGAGCCGCTTGACCCAGCCTGCCGCCGGGGCGCTGGTGTCGTGCTTGCCGGACGAGTCGACCACCGGCTCGGTGCCGAGCACGCCGGCCTCGAAGTTGGCGATCAGCTCGTCGGCCAGCTGCTCGGTGAGCGGCAGCTCGGGGTACTTGGCGCTGTGCCACTGTCCGATCGGGAAGACCATCATCGGCGAGATGTCGCCGGCCTCGATCCCGTCGGCCAGGCGCAGGCGGTAGAGCTCGACAAGGTTCATGCAGCCTCCTCGACGCCGCGCAGGATGAAGATCGGCAGGCAGCGGCAGTTGGCGCCGCCCTCGCAGTCCGGGTTCGGAGCCAGCGCGTCGACCTCGCCCAAGTCCTCGCTCTGGAAGCCGTCGGCCGCCTCGCAGACAGGGCAGGTGTTGGCGTCCAGGATGGCGCTGACCTGGCCGTAGGCGATGTCTGAGGCGCGCTCGTTGGCCTCGGTCGCCCGGCCCAGCTGCATCATGTCGGAGACGACCGCGCCGAAGCGCAGGGCGGCCCCGTCGGAGTCGCGTGTGACCGCCTCGGTGAAGCCGCCCGGGTCGAGCGGCACGCCGGCGGCGACGCGGGCGGCGGCGTGGGCCGCGGCGGCCAGGGTCGCGCCGGCGATCGAGCGTGCGATCGCGGCCGCCTCGACCTCGATCGCGTCCTCGGGATCGGGCAGCGCGGCCGCCACGGCGCGGCGCAGCTTGCGCGGCGGCTTCTCGGCGGCAGCGATCGTCTGGCGTTCCTCGAGCGGCGGTTCATAGACCGGCTCGCCGCGCTCCTGGCGCTCGAGCTCGTCGCTGACCTGCTCGCGGCCGGCGCGGTAGAACTCGTCCAGCACGGCGCGCACCTCGGCGGTGAGCTTGTCGACCATGGGCGGCTGGCCGGCGGCGAACTGGGCCAGCTTGCCGGCCTCCTGGGCGGCCATGGCACGGCGCGAGAGCTCGGCGATCAGCTTGTCGCGGGTCGCCTGGGTCGCCTCACGCACAGCCTGCTTGGCGTCGGTGAAGCGCCGGTCGACCTCGGCCAGGGCGACGTAGCGCTCGGCCCCGCGCGGTGCGCGGCGCAGCTCGCGGTCCTCGGCCAGCTGCAGACCGTGCGCGCAGCTGCACTCCGAGGCCCGGGCGGCCGGCTCGAAGCCTGCGCCGGCGGCCGGCGGCAGCTCGAACCGCGGCTGAACGAGCTGCGCCACCGGCGGACCCTCGGGGGCGTTGAGCTCGGCGCGGGCCCAGTCCTGCAGGTCCTCGGGCAGCTGCTGGAAGGCCTGCCCCATCCAGAGCAGGCCCTGGGCGAAGGAGCGCATGTCGACTGCCTGTACGTGGCCGAAGCGCAGCGTGGGGCGGTTGTCGTCGCGGGGGAAGTTGTAGGCCACCAGCTGATGGATCACGCCGCCGGAGGCGTTCAGCACGTCCTCGCGGTACTTGGCCTCGGCCTGCACGCCGTTGGCGAACAGGTCGTTGAGCGTCTTGCCCAGCGCCCAGGAGCCGGTCGTGGTGCCGAGGTCGAAGACCTGCGCCTGGCAGGTGGCCGAGAGCTCGCGGTTGCAGTAGCGGATCGCCTCGAGGATGTCGCCCACGTTGGCGTTGCCGGTGAGCAGCTGCACGCTGACGTTGTCGCCGTGCAGCGAGAAGCCGTCGGCCGAGAGACCGATGCGCTCGCCGATCTCCTCGAGCGTGCGCTTGGCCTCAGTGGGCAGCGTGCCGGTGTAGGTGATGTCGGGGATCCCGGCCAGACGCCGCACGGCACTGGGCAGGTCCATCTCGAGGTCGCGCTTGATCTTCCAGGGCCGGTACATCGAGCGCAGGATCGGCGTGCCCTGGAAGGAGGCGCCCTCCTTGTCGTGGCAGAACCAGACCAGCTTCTCGCCCGGGATGGTGCGCTCGCCGCCGTCGATCGGGCGCTGCACGACGTGATCGATGCCGCCGTTGTTGATGTGGATGTCCTCGACCGCGATCGAGGAGGTGGGACGCAGCTCGAGGTAGCAGCGCAGGTAACCGCTGGCCTGGTCGCGGTACCAGATGATCTCGAACGGCGCGAAGCCGTAGTCGAGCGCCAGCATGGTGTCGGAGACGAAGCTGCGCCAGGGGTAGTCGTCGATCAGCACCTCGCGCACCAGGTCGGCCTTGGCGACCGCGTCGGGATCGTCGGGGTCGGCCGGGTCGATCTGGGCGGTGGCCTGCACGAGGGGCAGGTTCTGGGCCCGGCGCAGGCCGCGGATGTGCGAGTCGTCGAGCCGCATCGAGCGGTAGGTGCGGCTCCCCTGACGACCGCGCAGGTCCCACTGACGCTCGGTCTCGGTGAGGCGCCGGCTGCCGCCGGAGACGGCGTAGCTGACCGAGTCGGAGCCGTACTCGGTCAGGTCGGCCTTGGGGCTCTTCTCAGCCAGCGAGAAGACGCTGCGCAGTCTGCTGGTGAAACTCACGCCTTAGAGTCTCGCCGCTCCGCCTGCCTCTTGGTGGGCAAACTTGCAGGGCCGCGAAAACCCTACATATGCAGGCGAATCAGACCGGACGGCGGCCGGTCATGTTGGTCGCGACGTACCACTCGGTCACGCCCAGGGCTTCGTTGATCGCCCAGTAGCGCAGCGCGTCGAGCACGTGCTGGTAGGGGCTTGACTCGCGCTGGTCGTAGAGGTCGGGGCGGCTCTTGTCGGGCGGCACGCTGGTCAGCGCCTCGATCAGGCAGGGGCAGTCGTCCGAGACCAGCAGCGGCAGGTCGGGGTCGGCGATCAGGCCGAGCAGGGCCACGCAGCCGTCCCGGATCCCGCTCGGCTTGCCCTCGGGCACGAGCCCGGCCCGCTGCAGCACCTCGAACTCGCTCTCGCCGGTCTGGGCGCCGGCCGCCTTGCCGGCCGGGTCGCAGAACGTGCCCAGCGGACTGACGCCCAGCTCGGCGTCGATCTCCAGCATGCGGGCGGCCAGCTCCGGCGTGGTCATCGCCGCACTGGCGTCGCGGAAGGCCGGCACCAGCTCGCGCACCACGACCGGCTGACCGGAGGGCAGGCGCTGGATCCAGAGCGCCGCCGGGTGGCGGAAGCCGAAGTCGACCGCGCGCCGGGTGACGAGCCCGGGCTGGGCCCGCAGCACGGTACGGTTGCGCTCGCTCCAGCGCTCGAAGAAGCGGCCCCCGGGCGCGGCGAAGGCCTCGCTCGGCTCGGAGGCGTACTCGCGCCGGGCGAGACGCGGCTCGGGCGCCTCGAGCACGTTCTGCCGGTACCACTCGCGGTCGCGGCCGGGATGCGCGTCCCAGGGGTAGAAGACCGCCTTCCAGCGGCCCTGGCCACGCTGCGCCTGGTCCCACATGCGGTTGGCCAGGTCGCCGGGCCCGTTGCCGGTGGTCGGCGCGAAGATGCGCTGCGCCGCGTCGAGCGAGGCCATCTGCTCCTCGGGCCAGGTCCAGAAGGCAAGCTCGTCGGCGAGCACGGCGTAGGGTGCCTGACTGCGGCCCGAGCGCCGCGTCGCCTTCATGCTCTTGATCCGCGAGCCGTTGGCGAAGACCAGCTCCTTGGTGTTGTCGCGCGCCAGCCTGGCCGGCGGCTCAGCGAGCGAGCCGTACATGATCCGCACCCGGTGCAGCGCGTCGACCGCGTCCTCGCCCGACTGGCTGAAGATCAGCAGCAGGCGGTTGCCCCAGAAGAGCGCCAGGTAGAGCAGGTGGGCCAGGATGAGCCAGGTGACGCCGAGCTGCCGCGCCTTGAGCAGCAGGAGCCGGTCACCCTCGCGCAGCCGGCGCAGACAGTCGCGCTGGAACTCCCAGAGCTCGAACGGGATCAGCTCGCCGCTGACCTTGTCCTCGATCCAGAGCGACTCGATGAAGGCGATCTCGGCCTCGAAGCTGTCCTGGCGTCCGTTCTCACCAGTCGCGCCCTCAAGGCAGAGGATCGCCCGCGCCAGGACGAGCGCCTCGGCGTCGCTCAGTTCAGCGCTGCTGCTTGCCGGCGCCGCCGAGGAAGTCGTCGACGATCTTGCGCGCCTGCTCGACGGTGAGCGAGACCCCGCCGCTGTGCTGGATGTTGCGTCTGTCACGCCAGTGTTCCGGGTCGCGGTTGTAGAGGAAGACCTGTATCGCGACGACGTTGCCCCCGATCGCCGCCTTGAAGAGCGCGTTCTCGACCTGTCCGATGCGCTCCATCTCGGCCTGCTCGCGCAGCTTGACGAACTCGGGGTGCTCGTTCTCGTAGACCCGGACCGTGTCGCGGTGGACGCCGGCCACCTTGGCCGCGGCGGTCTTGCTGAGCCCCTCCTCAGCGATGGCGCGCAGGAAACGCTCCTGCCGGAGCTTGCTGAACTTCTCGTATCCCTTGCGTGGCACGGACCACCTCCTTGCTCACACCTGTACTTTACGCCGCCCGAGGCGCCATTGGCGGGCGAGCTTGCGCCCCTTGCGACCGCAGGCGACGATGTTCAGGAAGCCGCTCGCGTTGAGACGCCGGACCGAGTCCCGCACGGCGGAGCGGTTGGTGTCCGACTCCTCGCAGCCGAGCGCCCGGCAGAGCACCAGCGGCCGGCCTGCGGCGCGCAGCAGCAGCAGGGCGACGCGCTCGTCGAGCTCCTGCGGCGAGACCTGGCGCGGGTTGAAGCCGCTGCGCATGTGCGAGCTGCAGACCAGGTCGTCGCAGTGGTCGCTGCCGAGCGCAGCGCCGCAGACCACGCAGCGCGCCTCGCCGGGATGATGATGGCGCCGGGCCGACCGGCTGACGACGGGCTGCGGGAGCGGCGGCCGGTGCAGCGTCACCACGGCGCGGCTACTCCTCGAGCGCCTCCGTCTTCTCGCGGAACGCATCGCGGACCGACTGGGCCAGGTAGTAGGCGAGGCGGAAGGACGGGTCCGAGTCGAGCACCCGGGAGACTTCGAGCCAGGACAGCCCGAGGGCCTCGCAGGCCGCCTCGGTGGAGACGCCCATGCAGAGCTGGCCGAGGAGCCGCTCCCTCTGCCCGGTCGTCAGCGCCATGGGGTGAGCCTACCATCGCCGC